GCTGTATAAGCGTCATACACGCTAACTAATACTGTAGCGAGTATAAAGAGTCGTGTTACACGCTAGAACGCATTTAAGCACAGTATTACGCAAGGATACGGAAGACGTGCTACATATATAACAAGAACACGGGCTCGTCGCTACACTCAATTCGAAACACCCAAAAATAACACTTTATAGTTACATGTGTACACTGTGCGGATAAATACGCCTATATGACACACACATACAACGCAGGCAACTTTCAAGAGTTCGATTATGAATGCGAGCATATAGAGTGTGATTGGAAACGTGTATATGGCACCAATCATCTAGTAACTGCATTCACTTATCCATTTATGCTACTGTATCCTTTTTGGCAGGTTAACTAACAGTACACACCCAAAAACTAACCAGGGGTGGTCAAAAGGAACTGATTAAATTTTTTTTGCACACATTTTTTTAGAGGAGCATACTGCCATTCTTGAACACTACTGCATATACACAAGAGACTTCAATCGTGCCCAAGGCTTTATGGTTGCATTAAGCAACATAGGCGTACTTGGAGATATGCACATAAACAGAACACGCTTTTGGTTGGATACCGAAGATCCCATGCATCGTACATTCTACCTAAAGTACTGTGATGTGCTACACCGCATAAGTGGGGAAACGGATCATCAGTTGGGTCGCTAACGCTACCGCTAGTCGCTACGCTCTCGAGTAAATCTACCGCAAACGCTTCGCTTGCAAAAAATTTGGCCGCGGCTTCGCCGGTTGTAAATACACACAAGACCACAACGGAAACGAATATGATAATATCACATCAACATCAATTTATATTTGTAAAGACACGCAAAACAGCAGGTAGTACACTGGAGTATCTACTACACACTAGACTTGGAGAACAGGACATATGCACAGGCAGTGAAACTGATGGTACGCCTAGAACAAACACTGAAAACACACAAGGTCATACTCCATGGCAAGAAATAGCAGAACAATATCCTAGAGAATGGCAAAACTATTACAAGTTTACAATAGAACGTAACCCATGGGAAAAAACAGCAAGTGCATATCAATGGCATCGCGTAAAAAATTCAAAACGCTACGGTGATATGAGTTTTGAAGACTACATGAGCAAAGCCGTAAAAGTACTACCTAGAGATTGGGAACTGTACAGCGACACAAAAGGTCCTGTTGTTGACTGTGTTTATCAGTACAGTCAAATGAGCGAAATGTATCAGGATCTAAACAGTCGATTTGGTCTAGACATACAAGAATCAGAATGGCACAATACCAAACTAAAATGTCTTGATGGTGAAATAACCAATCACAAACAGTTACATTCCATGGGAACACGGCTTGCTGTACAGCCTTTGTTTGAACGTGAAATAGAACAGTTTGGTTACGAATACTAATCTGCATATAGCACAACCCTGATATGCTAAATATACATACGTTCGAGCATTATGCTTGGAAGTAGACACTATGTCGAAGGAACGCACCTAACTTTAAAAAGGAGGGTGACATGGATAGACACTCATTTATGCTCCGTAATTACAGTGAGCAACAACTACGCAAAAAGAAGGAAGAAATACTGCTTAAGAACAGAGCAGAAGTCGGCATCAATGATAACGGCACTTCAGGATATGTAGTAAAGAATGGTGCTAACAAGGACAAAGTTCTAGCACACAAAATCACTAAATCTACCAACAACTGGTAGTGCAATACGGTAAATACGTGTGCAGTTGAAATATACTGCACACAACTAGGAGACCGAAATGGCAAAAGACGTAGACAAAAAAGGCATGATCAAACCAGGTGCACACACTGGACAAAAGGTCAAGGTCGAACAAGCAGAGTTAATCAAAACCAGCGAGCGAGAACTAGCAAGAGCACCTGACGGACGCATCAAAACAACCACACAGCAACTTAAAAAATTGAGGTAACAGTGTTGAAACTGGACAGCAGTTTATGTGGCAAACTACTGATTGCCCAACCCAACGCACAGAGCAGTTTCTTTAGTCAAAGTGTTGTGCTTATGGTCCAGCACTCGTATCAACAGGGTGCTTGGGGATTGGTAATCAACAAACCCAGCATGGTAGCAGATGTACAGCAGGTCTGCGAAGCATTTGATCTCAAAACCAATCTACGCACAGAAGCCTACGTTGGCGGACCTGTGCATAACAACAATGTGCATATCATACACACAGGTGATGTGATACAGGACAACAGCATTCAAATAAACAAAAACATCTGGGTAACTTCAAGCATAAGTCTGCTTGATGATATTGTGCAGGATCGCGGTCCCCATAGATGGAGACTGTGTCTTGGAACCAGCAGTTGGACACCGGGTCAACTTGAAGGTGAGCAAAGTGGAACACATCCTTGGACACCACAGCACAAATGGCTCACAATGCCGGTCCCGCTTGATGTATTGGAAAAACCGGTACAATCACTTTGGAAGGACAGTGTGCTTGAAAGTGTCAAACAAAGTGTGGACACATTCTTTTAGAGATTTAAACTGATTTAAAAATAAGGATATCCATGCTGGTGTTTGACCAGTTCTGGATTACGTTTGCACAATTCATTATATTCAGTTTCCATTATAAGAAAACTGTTTAATAACTGTTTTAAAAATCTTATCATGCTATTAGTTATACTTTAGTACCTGGAACTTGCAATACTTTTTCTAGTTTATCTTCACGCACACAATAAACCATTTCAATAGGCTTACCTTGATATTCTATCATCATGTGTTTTTTGATTTCGGATGCTTGGCGATACACATATTCTTGACATTGTTCCACAGTATCAAATTCAGGTTCAAGATATAAGAATGTATCTCTACTACCATCGGAAAAAGTGCCCATCATAAGCACTAGAACAAACCATTTCATATACTACCCTCGTTACAGTAGTATTTAGTGAGTTCTAGTCTTCAGTGTTTAAATTCTTCAACATGTCACGTAGTTTACTACTTTGTGCTTTGCCTGTTACTTTGCCTATTGTGTCACCATCGCCCGGCTCACGCAATGCAGTTTCTTCTCCACTGTTGTGATGTGATTCTGTAACTGTTGATGTTTTCTTAAGATTGCTTACAATAGTACTTGATTGGCTTTGATATGAATTCTGTTCATCTTCTGCAAGATCTCTAATACGCAAACTGTCCACATCAAACTCTAGATCTACTTTTTGTCCTACACCGCTACTTGAACGTGTTTTCATAAACTGTATTTGATAACGTCCACGCTCTTTCATTGCTCTACTTGTAAAGATACCAATAACATTATCTGCTGTTTGAATCTTACTCAAGCCACCACTGATATGCGAATGATCAAACTCAATTTCTTCAACAGCCGCTCTGTTCAACTGCGATGCTGTAACAAATACACAACCTAGTTCCATTGCTAGGTTACGCAGTTCTTCTGATACGTACTTGTCCTTAACAAACAAATCACTAGGCGATACTTTAACACTCAACGGCATCATCAAATCCAAATAGTCAATCAACAATACATCTGGCTTGCACTTGTTTTTAATTGACCATTCCTTAACGTAACTACGCAAGTCGTTTGCGTTCTTACCACTTGGCATATACTTGATCTGTATGCGTCCACTTTTCTTACCCATCATCTTGACTTTCATTTCTACATCATCAAGATTCTTAAACACATCACGTGTTGCAATACCTGTAAGCATACTGTCAATACGCATTGCTGTTAGTGCTTCTGAAAGTTCTAAACTAATATACAATACATTCATGCCTTCGGTTGCAAAGTTTACAGCCATGTTCTGCAAGAACAACGATTTACCTGCACCTGATCCACCTGCCCAAATATTAAGTTCACCTCTGTTGAATCCACCAAAAAGTTTCTTGTCAATGCTTGGCCAACCTGTGCTTACTTGTCCGTTGTTGTCTTTTAGTCCTTCAAGTCTTGCTCTCGGATCAGCAAAGTAATCTGTACCCATATCTTTTGCAAGACCAATTTGAATTGCTTCCTTAACTAGTCCTTCGACTGGACCATACTCACCTTTTTCAATTAGATCAGCACTCTTAAGAATTGCACGTTCTAGTGCTTTGTGTCTGCTGAACTGTTCAAATGTATCCAGCAACCAGTCCGTATGTTCTTGTCCTACACTGCTTGCATCTTTAAATTGTGTACCACAAGCACTGTTAACAATATCAAGTTCAGGCATAACTTTATATTCATCAACATACTTCTTGATAAATTCAGCACCTTCTTTTAGTTTCTGATCAAAGTTTTCACTTTCAAAGATGCCTTGACATCTTACAAATGCTTCTGCGTCACTTAGAAACATTTCTAAAAATAGTTTTTGTATGTCTTGATTAAAGTCTTGCATAGTTTATATTATACTGCCTTTTTGTTTATTCTGCAAAATAAGTTTTTGCCAATAGTTGTATTTTGAGTCCTGTTGCTTTTGCATTTACAATCTTTTGTAGTGTGTAAATTTTTCCGTATCGTTTTACAGCATCTGCGACATCTTTAACGTCAGCATCTGGCCATTCTGGGAAACTTACAGTCCATCCATATTTAACCGCATCATTCACTAACTGTAGTCCACTTTGATCTCTGTCAGGAACAACTACTACTTCACGTTGTAGTGCGTTAATAAGCATTGCTTGTTGTTCATTTACTTCGTTACGTAGTACTGCTACACCACTTACTGCTATAGCATCAAATGGACCTTCTACTACAATAACAAATTTTCTATCCCAACCCTGTCCATCTAGATTAAAAACATATCCTGGTTGACTGTCTGTAATATACTTAGGTGAGCCGTCGCCGAGTTTACGAGCAGTGTATCCGACTATGTCCCCTTGATAATAAAAAGGAACTATCAGCCTTGTTTTA